TTGGGCTTGGTGGCCGTCTCGACGGGCGTCTGTTCGGTGATCGGCTCGGCCAGCTTGGCGTTCAGGTAGTCGATCGCATGCGCGTCCTCGAGATCGAGGATTGTGCCGTGGGCTACAGCTCCCTCACCGGTAATGTGCGGGGTGATAATGCGGATTTTCATATTTTCCTTTGGCGGGGACGGTTGTGACACCGTCCCCGCTTGGGGGTTGGTCTTACTTGATCGCGATGTTCACGATCGCGGGCGTGCCAGCGTTGGTCGCAGCGCCACCCACGCGAGCGTAGGCGACGAAGCCGATTTCCAGCGCGTCCATGTACCGCTCGTTCAGGCGGACAACGGTCAGGCCGGGGTTTACGACGCGCAGCTTGTAACCGGCGGAGAGATCACCGAACTGCGCAGCCGTCGCGCCCGTGGCAACGTTGGCGTGAGCCTGCGAGATCACCACCGGACGACCGAGCAGAGTGTCAAACGCGCCAGCATTCGGCGAGGGGATGAACAGCGGACGACCGAGGGTGTCCACTACGCCCATCAGAGCCGCACGAGTGGTCGAATTGAACACCCATGACGCGTTGGGCTCGTAAGCCGGGTCAAGCTTGCCATAGGCGGCGACCAGATCGGCGTAGGCGAGGGTACCAACCGCTGAAGTCGTGACCTGGTTGGTGGCATACGGGGTCACGATGGAGCCCACATTGCCGGAGCTCGAACCAGCAACCATGAGATTGGTAACACCCCGGAAGTAGCGGGGTCCGAACGCGTCGCGCAGGAACTGCTCTACACTGAAGGACGCATCCTGCAGCTCGGCCAGCGATACCTTGACCAAGCCCTGAATCTCATCGGTGGAGATGAGGATCGAGGTCGCCGACGGATCAGTGCCAGTCGGTGCAGTGCCCTCGGTGACGGGAGACATCACATTCGTCACATCGTTGACAAGCGAGGTCTTCATCGGCGCTCCGTTTTCGGTCTTCCAGAGCTTGACGGAGTTGTAGAGGCCGCCCCACGCCTTCTGGGCGGAGATGATCTCAGGTGCATACGCCTGCGGGATGATCGCCGCGCCGGAAGCGCTGGTCGTGAGCAGATCGCGCTGCTCGGGCATCGTGCCGAAGCGGATGAAGTCCGCGAATGCACGCTTTTCGAGGGCCGAACGCTCTTCGGTCGCAGCCGGGTTTGGGCGGTTGCTCGGCAGGCTGCGCTGCTCGGCGTCGAATGCAGCGGTGCGCTCAAGGATCGCGATGTCGGCGTCGAGAGCATCAACGTCGGCGAGGATGGCTGTGGCCTTGGTGCGCTGTTCCGCCGTGACTTCTGCCGCCTGCATAATGGCGGTTGCCTCGTGCATGAGGCGGTTGCGCTGTTCGCGCAGGTCGATCAGGTTCATGATTGTGTCCTTTTGGGAGGGTTGGAGGTTATGGGCGCGAGGAGTCACGGCGAGTGGCTGCTCGATGGAGAGTGCGGGGAACTTGTGGGTGTTTATTTGCGAGAGCGGATTGCGACCTGGATCTTCAGGTTCTCCATGTCCTCATCAATCACTGGTGGGATAACCACCGGCGCATCCTGTACAGGAGCGTCGCGCTGCTCAATCCGTGACCTGATCTCCGGCGGTGCTGATCGCAGGGAGACTGCAGAGTCGGGATACGCGGCGAAGCTGCACGGCGAGACCTCGATGAGCTCGACCTGGAGGAGTGTCCGGATCACGGTTCCGTCTTCGGTCGCCGCCCAGGAGTCATTAAGACAGCGGAACCCAAAGCTAGTCGCATCGAGATCGCCGCGAGAGATTGACTCTGCCAGATCGTTCCCAACGGTTGTGTTGGGGAGCTTGATCGTGTAACGCAGGCCCTCGGCGGAGTCGGTGAGCTGTAGTGTCCCCGACTTGGTGCGTCCAAGCAGGAGCTTCGGGTCATGGTCGCGGAGGGCGAGCACGTCGGCACTGTCGTCGAAGGCCGACGCTAATGCGCCTGGAGCAATGAGCTCACGGAATCCGCATATGTCTACGGATTCGGAGTTATACGGGATCAGACCGCTGATGGTGCGCGTGCCGTCTGCGGACGTGGCTACGCGCAGCTCGGCTGTAACCGAGCGTGTTTCGAGCTGAGACATTTGTTATTCCTTGCGAGAGGGTTTCTGCGGATTCCAGTTTTCGAAGATCTTGGCGTTGATCGTGTTGACCGGGTTGATCAAAACGTCTCCTTCGCTGCCCACAGGATTGAGGCCGAGTTGCTTGCGGCCCTCGTTCGCCGTGATGAAGCCGGAAAGGTGTTGTTGCGAGAGTGAGTCAGAGAGCGTCTTCAAATCGGTGCGGAGACGTTCCTGCACGTCAAAACGGATGAAGAACTTGCTCTGCACTCGGCCCGTCGGCGGAAGCAGCTTGCGCATCAGCTCCTGTTCGATCTTCACCAGGTACGGCTGGAGCGTGTCCTGCAACAGCGAGAGCGATGATTGTTCATGGTTCGCGTTGGATAGGCGCGAGGTGTCGCCGACCATGTGCGCAGGAACCCGGAATAGTGCCGCGATCTCCGTCCTACTGAAGGCCCTCGATTCCAGGAATTGCGAATCCTGAAGGGAAAGACCAAGCTGCGTATAGTTCCAATCGGCAGGGATAAAGGCGATGCGGCCTTGATTGACGCCACTCGATTGCGTCTCCCAGAACTCGATCATCTGCTTGCCTTGCGTAGGCGTGATCGGTGCCTTGGGCGCAAGTAGGCCGCCTGGGCGTGAGCCATTTCCGAAAAACCGGGCACCCTGCTTGAGTGTTGCGACCGACAGGCCGAGCGTTTGTCGCGCTTGCTGGATCGGCGAGAGCCCCATAAGGCCGTCCCAGCCGAATAAAGGGACGTGGATGATGTTCTTCGCTTGGATGATGCGTGTGCGGCCATCCTGCATCCCATCACTTGTCTCGTAAACGATCGCCCCAGAGGCATCGCGCACCGGAGTTGTCTTCAGGGGATGCAGTGGGTAGAGGCCAGTGACTGTTCTCTTCGAATCGCATACGATCTCCGCATATGCGTTGCCTGTGAGGGCAGCGCAGCCAGCGATGGTTTCAAGAAAAGTGAAAGCAGCCATCTCCGGGTTAGGTTGGCACCCGAGCAGATACGACAGCGTGTGGTCTGTCGCTTCGCGGCGACCGTTATCCTGTTGCTCGTAGATTTTCAGCGGGAACGTTGCCAGAGACTCGGCGATCAGGCGGACGCAAGCGTATACGGTCGAGATCGTGAGCGCATTGTGCTCAGTGATGACCTCACCGGCGGCGGTTGGTTCTCCGCCGAATACCATCGAGAACGCCTGGGGAGAGTTGAGCGGGATCGCTGGCGACTCAAGGGATGTACGGAGATCCAGCGCAGTCATGTCGTTTTCAGTCTCGAAGATCGACCTGAATGCTTTCGTGAGTTCCATGAGCGTTTCTGTCCTAAAGAAAAACGGGCATAAAGGCCCAAGTGGTGGTTTCGACCGGCACGACCATCGCTCTTGATAGAGCGCAAATGAGAGCAACGATGCCGTCCACCTTCTCGGTGGATTTAGCTTTGTCCGGTTTAATCGATCCTGTTGCGTCCATATCGACGACTACATTACTCGCCATCCATCGAAGGATAGGGTTGGCGAAATGAACGAGATCATGTTTAAGGATCAGCTCACCGAGTCTCTTAGTCGGCCCAGCCATCGATGCGAAACCCTGTCGAACGGTTGAACAGACGAATCCAGCTTCCTGGAGTTTCGTAAGAGTCTCTGTGGCATTCCATGGATCAGCGGCGACCTCGCGCAGATCGTACTCCTCAGCTAGCTGGGCGATCTTTGCCCGGATTGCGTCGTAGTCGATGACGTTTCCGCTCGTCAGATGGAACAGGCCCTGACGTTGCCATACGTCGTAAGGGACGCGATCTCGTTTTGCTCGCTTCTCGATGTTGTCAGCGGGCAAGAAGAAGAAGGGCAGGATAGCCCACTTCGTTCGGTCGCCGTAGGGAGGGAACAGAAGGACGAACGCGCTGATGTCAGTTGTTGTTGACAGGTCTAGTCCGCCGAAGCAAGGCTGTCCTTTGAGCGAATCCGGCGTAACCGTCTCATCGACGTTCTTATTCCATTCTTCGATGTCTATCCAAGCCGAGGTCGAACTCGTCCATACACCGAGCCGAAGCCGAAGTACGCCGTTTAGCGATGCCGGATCACCCTTGGCTTTATTGACGACCTCGCGCAACTCCTTAATGTTGACGGAGACACCGAGGTTCGGGTTTGCCTTGATCCAGTTGGCCTCGTCCAGGTGATCGTCACCGTCGTCGAGTCCGCAGACCCAGGCGAACCATGAGTCGTCCTGATGTACGCTGCTCAGGACCTTGTCGCAGTAGTTGTGCTGCTGCCTACAGAGTGACTCTTCTCCGCTTCCCGCTGTGGTGATGACCAGGAAGATCGGTGATCGGCGCTTACCGAGCGCATTGGCGAGCACATCCCAAAGCTTGCGTCCGGATGGGCCCCATGCGTGGAGTTCGTCCACTATGATTGCCTGAGGTCGTGGGCCGTCGAGCGAATCTTCGTCGGACGACAGCGGCTGAAACTTACTTGCGGTGCCTGCGATGTGCAGGTTGTCTCTGAATGACTTGATCCTTGACTTGAGCGATGGTGATGCTTTGACCATGCGCTCGGCTTCTGAGAAGACAATTCGGGCCTGATCCTTCTTTGTCGCTACGCTATAAACTTCTGAGCCTGGCTCACCGGAAGCGATCAGCTCATAGAGGCCGATGGCACTCGCCAAAAACGATTTTCCATTGCCCTTCGCGAGCTCGACGTATGCAAACTTGAATCGGCGGTAGCCAGTATCAGCCCAGCGCCATCCGTAAAGGATGTGGAGCATTGCCTGCTGCCACGGTTCGAGTTTTACCCGCTGGCCTGCCCACTCGCCTTGCGAATGATGGCAGAAGGTTTGTACGAACTGGATAATGTGCTGCGCTTGCTTCTGATCAAACTTTAGATTTCGGAGATGACCCTCGACGAGGTCTTTGCGGTGTCGCTCACATGCGAGTCGCACGAGCTTAGACGTGACCACCTCCCCGCTAACCACTTGCTCGATGTACTGCTCAGCGCGTGATGTTTTGGTCTTCGAGGTCATGGGATTCATCAGCGCCCATGCCTTTCATGAATTCTTCGAATGGATCGGCAGGCTTTGCGTCTCCTACGCTCAGGCGTGATCGGCTGGATGGGTCGAAGCCGAATAGAGCAGATGCGCGGAGCATCGCGGAAAGGGCGTCCTTTGAAATCGTTGTCGCCGGGTGACGCTTAGTCTTGTGGCCGACAACCTCACCAGCCTTGTTGACGATCGGCTCGTTGACCGTCTGGCCTTCCTTCTCGATAGTGGCTTCGGCGGATTGCCAACGGGCATACGACTGGCAGTAGGCCGCGAGTGCGGCGGTGTCGAGGGCGCGGAGCATGTCGAGGGCGCGGAGCTCGGCGGTCACTCGCTTCCATTCCTTCTTGGCGGACTTATTCAGCCAGGTGGGACAGGTGGGTGCGCCGGAGAACTTGGGTTCGTTGCGGTTGAGCTTTCGCTTGCCGGGGTTACCTTCAAGCATTTTGAGGGCGGTAGGCTTTGGTTTACGACCAAACATCGGCTATCCTTCGTGGCATGCCCTACCTATACGCTTGCCTCAATAACATCAGTCAGAACGACCGGCAGGTGATAGTCTATGTCGGCTTTGTTGGTGATCCTGATAGGCAGTGGAGCTGGATCGCCACCGAGCCACCGATTTATGACGCGAACGCGGTGGACCCTGGCAACGCAACACCGGCAAAGGATGAAGCCGACGCATTTGCTCAAGCTGACGCTTGGATTAAAGGACAGGGTTTCAACTCGCCAGGATGGGGCTGTCCATTTCATCCGGAGTAAAAATTTCAATTTCGCGGGTGTATACGCATGACCGGGACTTGGTCTCTGGGTATGTCATGGAAACAAACGCGATACCCCTACCCACTCATGACGCTTCCTTCTCCTGCTCCTCATGGCATGGCCTGCACGTCGATGTGAGGTTGTCGAGTACGCATCTCAGGTGCGGATGCTTCGCGGCCTTCAGCCGGTGATGTACTTCGGTGGCCGGTGTCACGCGGTTCATGCTCAGGCATCGCTGGCACAAGTGCTTATCGCGCTGTAGTACTAGCAGTCGAACACGACGCCACTCACTGGTGTACCCTCTTGAGCTTGCTGATCCACGCCATCGTTCCTGTTGACGCTTTGCCTCGGCGTGGTGAACATCGCAGTATCCGTCATCGGTGAGCGTTGGGCATCCTGCGTGTCTACAACCGCGTCTAGCTGCCTGAGGCATTACTGTGGAGGCTTCACGGGACTCTTCACGAAGAGCCCGAAGATCGACAGCAGTCCACCGTAGATCAGGTTGTGCTTGATGCGTACGAGACCGGCGGGTGTAAAGAGTTGCTCGACGTTCTCCGTCTTCATGAGAAGGTCGTGAGCGGTGAGTGCAGCACCGGAGGCAACTGTCACGCCAAGCGACTTAGCCGCTGTCTCCAGGTGGAGGACCCGCGTCCTTAGTTTGGGCAGTTGCTCCGAGATGTGTGCGCTCAAATTCATAATGATGTGTCGAGTGGGAGGAGGCCCGCCGAGGAACGCCATAGATAGCGCTCTTGACTCGGCGGGCGATGTGGGCCGCACTACTGTATAAGAGCGCACATCCAGGTCGATTTCGGCACGCCCAATAAGGACGCGGGTTTTATCGCGTTTGGCTTCCGGCGATCCTACGCTCCAAAGTCCTGATTGAGCAGCGCATGTGATCGGCGATCTCTTGCCGGGTGTGTCCGAGGGCGAGCATGGTCGCGATCTCCTTGAGCTCTCCGGGCAGCGAATTGTAGTCGCGGACCGGTGTCTCCGACGTAGTTTCGCGGATGATCTCGGTGGGAATCTCCTCCGCAATCTCTCCCCACCGCGAGGACTTATGTACCTCGTTGATGATGAGCCGCCGCGTCGTCTGAACCAGCCACCAGCGGCATGAGGACGTGATCGTCTCGTGCGACTGCCATAAGCGGATCGCTGCGAGCTGACCGATGTCCTGGGGCTCAGGGTGACCGGCGCGGGCTGCGATCGTGGTGGCGTAGCGGGTGGCTGCGGCGAGGAGGTCGTCCAGGCGGCTGAGGTCGCTAGGGTCGGTGCGGTAGACAGCGAGGAGGGCGTCGAGATTAGCCACGGGCCACCTCCTCTGCGTTGACCTCGGCGATGACGGCCAGAAGGTCCATAGCGTATGACTCAGGGCGGCTGAGCAGGGAGCAAGTCCGGACCGTTGCTACATGCTTGGCCCAGGCGTTCTGGTAGCCATAGAAGTGCAGGGCGAGCTTGCGGATGATGTTACGAGCAGCCGGTGTGTCTCCACCGGGGGCACACAGACGAATGGTCAG